ACTTGTCCTAACTAAACCAGCTTTAACAACGCCTTGAAAATCAACAATAGAATTAAAATCACCTTTGATATTAGATACATATTGACCAATATCAAATCTTGTTTTATCGGAAACTTTAGATGTATTAGAAGATTGGTATCCTCCATCGAAAGATGTTAAAACTTTTCCCTTGTCTTCATCAAAATAACTTAAGTTATCGCCTTCCTTGGCTTCGGTTTTTGGAATATCTGGAGCTCTATTCTTACCTGGAGTACTAAACTCGGTAACCTTTGAAGATTTTTGAAAATCCCCAGGCCTATTTCTTCCATACCTTTTATTCATTTGTGATGTATCTATTTTTAAGAAAGCCATTACGTAGAAGAAACCTTTCCATATAATTCTCTATACTCAATTGATATATCTTGTATCTCTAGCTTGGTAGCCGTAGATGGCCCGTTAAATTTAAAAGCTATACTTTGACATTCAATTGGAGTAGTAAATGTAAATTTATGTATTTCTGGACTAGTGGCTTGATCTAAAGTATTATTGCCAATGGCAGTAGAACCATCGCCATCTGTAGTTGCCCACGTATTAACCCCATTAGTTGCGTAGCTAAGAAAGTTGCTTATATTATTGCTGTCTGAATGCTCGTAAGTAATAAAAACACTGTATATCTTTTTCTTTTTCGCTGGAGTTCCAAAATCAAAATCTTTTGTACTAAACAGTACATTGCCAGATGTTTGGCTTGCTGATTGCCAAGCTCTTATTGTAACTGTATCACTTGCCTCCGAAGCATAAATTAAGTCACCATTCCAATCGTAATCAAAATTACTAGAAAAAGCACCACCTTTAAGCCTTTGCTCTCCAAACCAAAAAGATCTTGTTTCTAAATCGTAAAGTATTATATCTCCTCCGCTAAGGCCAAACGTTGAACTGTCGGTTGTAATAGAAGAATTAATATTAATTATAATTTCTTTATCTTGAGCTGAGTACCCAATTATTGTATCATCATCAATATATTTTGCCCAAGAACTAAGACCGTAAGAATCCGTAGTATCACCATTGAGTATCTTACCTTCTGTTAATTCTGAAATTCCACCGCCATCCTGGTATACAAATAATCCTTTTCTGTTTACCCAAGTAAGTCCAAAGTCGGTTTTAAACACAGCAGCTGGATGTAATATACCCATACTTTTGTGCGACGACTCTAAATACCACCCAGATGGGCTTGGATTTGATATATTAATAATAAATAGATTATCCCTTTTGAAAGCAAATAATCTATCACCAACAAATTCAAGTTTAATATATTCTTCAGCATCTCCCTTTATAATATCTATAAAATGACTTTCTGGAAAAACATCTGGTTTATTAACAGGAGAATACATTATTCTATCTGCTTTATGAATTTGTACTCCGTCAGCTCCAGTCATAATTATATTGGCTACAAACATTCTTCTGTTAGCAAACACAGCAGTTTTATAACTATCGCCAGAATTTCCAATTATTAACGCACCATCACTACTTCTATACCCATTTAATGTGGCATAAGTATCAATAGGTGGGTCATTTATTATAATAGTTGCAATCGCGTCATTACTAGAAACACTCCAATTTGTAAATTTATCACCAAGTTTAGACCTAATTCCGTAAGCATGGTTATCTGATGTAGATCCAGTTAAATCAACGTCTACAAGTAAATTCCATTCTCCTTGAGCAACCTTACTGTTAGTAGAATCATATTTTTTCCAATATATTCTTGCCCCACTTATTCTCGCGTCATAATCGGTAGCCCCAGTAGCATTAGCAGCATATACCGTAACCTTAAGCGGCCTATTGGCATTTACAGTGCTTGATGCCTTAGCGGTACTTACTACATAAGGTGCAGATTCTTGATTACCGTCATATACAAATGTGTATGCAAAGGCATAATTATCTCTCTCCCAACTTCCTTCTCCGCTTACCTGTGAATCTATTTTAAAATTTATAGCGCCATCAGTATAAGTATTAGAGGTAACTAAATTACCAGAAGAAGGAGCTGGTAAAGTATTATTCCCAACATAAAAACCTTTTCTATCTCTTCCAATCTGACTTCTTTCAACATACATATAATATTTTATTTGACTAGTATTCGTTAATTCTGTATCAGTCACTCTTATTCCATTGTCAATTGGAGTAATTAAAGCTTTACAATTTGTAGAGCTTCCAAGATCGAGACTCATTGAAGAACTCCAACTATTAAATGTGTAGTCCCAAACATTCAATACTCCAGCTGAGCTTACCACTGCAAGATAGTGTTCACCAATATTTCTTTCTAATTCGTCATAATCAAGTTCAAAATGCTTAAATCCATAACCAGTTGCATTAGCACGCTTTCCAGTAAAAACTAGGCTTTGATTAGTCTTACTTCCGCCTGTTGTTGATTGCGATAACTCGAAAGTTGTGGCGTTTGTTATGGAAGAAACTGTAGAACTAGATGGTATGCCACTTGGCGCAGAGGATCCAACGACAAGCATTCCAGGTTCTATCTTTGCAGTATCATCCATACTTATAGTTGGGTCATTATTAAAATCACAAGTTGCGTCTACAATAGACCCTTGTATATCTGTGCTGCCTAAAGTGCCTATAGTTTTATTAGATGAATAATCATTTATTTGCTTAGGCGTACCTTCTCCATTACCCATAGTTCTGATAACTCCTATTCTGTCCGCTACTATATCAGTAGCATAAGAAAATTCATTGTCTTGAATATCCCTTGGGCTGTATTGATTATTAATACCACCAGAAAAGTTTCTTAATGTTGCAATGGATTTTGGCATTATTCTTTTATCTCGAAATGTACTAAGTCGTCAAATTTATTATCCTTAGTATGTGTATCTTGATCCCAGTCTCCGCCCCAACGAATATTTAAACCCATTTTCGATGCAATTCCGAGAACGTATCCACCAAAATAGTGAAACCTATCACGGTCATTCCAATCAATAGGATAGGGAGCCACATCAACAGCAACACTAGGAGTTTTATTGTGTTTACCATTAGGAAATTTAAGTTTGCTATTTCCTTTTTCATAAGCTTCATTTTGCTTTTCTTTACCACGATGTCCCTCCAGGACTGTGCAATCAAAATTCTTGACCACCTCATTAAATAGTTTAATAAGTTCTTCATCACAACTATGAAGCTTAGACTTGCTTTTTGTACTAAATCTAGGCATTACTTACCTTTCAATAAACCTTCTATTAAATCAGTAACAACATCAACACATTTTTCAAAAAAAACCTGTTCTTTTTCTTCACTAACAAATGGAATATCAATCTTCTCATTGATTTTTGTAGCAATCATTTTAGCCATTTCATCTGAACTAATCTGATCAACCATTTGTTTTTTAATTGATTCTGCTTGGCTTTCCGCTGCAGCCATTAACATTTCTTTTAAACCCATTATTTTCTCCTAATCTCATTATTTATTTTTATTATTAAATATATCAACGTAGCAAATGAAACTCCCATTTGAAGTAGCATAGGCAGATTAACCCACCATACTCCTACACCAACTATTCCATTAGCTATTGCTTTTGTTGAATCTATCATTTTAAATTAACCAGCCTTTCCATTGATTCTACCTTTTAAATAAGCTAAATCATCAGTTACATCATTCAGTTCCCTAACTATATCTTCTCTGTGTCTTTGACTGATATCATCTGACTTATTCCATCTATCTAGCATTTTTAAAACTATAGATTCAACATTACTCATTTTAGTTTCAGACTTTGCAATTGCTTGTCTGATTTGATCTAAATCTTCATTTTGCATTTTCTGGCTTTTGATTAAATTCATTATCATCATAGTAAATAAAACTACTATTACACCTACCGCGCCATATTCGGCATAAGTCTCAATCATGTAGAACGCCCTTCACGGTTATTTTTACCTTTTTATTTTTTAATTCTTCAACAATCTCTAAAAGATCTGCTTTTTTACTTTTCGAATCATATTTAACATCTCTTACATCTAAGAAAAACTTAATCTCATCTATAGTATTAGAAGAGGTAGGGTAATCAGATTTTTGAGTTGCTACATGATTAATACTTTTATGCTTCCCCATATTAAGTCTTCCGTGGGAAGGTTTATCTGGATGCTTTTTTTGACATTCTTTAGTATATTCATTTTCTGCTTCTTCTAAACTATCAGTAGACTTTACAGGTTTTCCATCAACAGTTACAAAGTAAGTTTCTGAATCTGGATATATAATATCTTCTGTAGTCCCATCGGTATACTTTTTAGTTCTTTTTATACCAGGAGTTGTATTCCTATAAATTCTTACCATATGGCCTTGGCTGCATTTTCTTACAATCATTTTCTTTTCAATCCCATTCGATCCAGTAGTGTTTTATTTTGTTCTTCCAATTCTGTAATATGTTTATTTTCCATTGTTGCTACTTTAGAATTTAATACTACTAATTCTTCATGCATATCATTCAATCTCACCTCAATACTAGCAAATCTCATTTGAGCCTGATACCAACTACCAACAACTATAGCAATTAAAATACCAGCTTTAATTAATAAAGCTACGCTTATATGTATTTGACTGTCTGCGCTAATTCCGTTTGCCATTTCTTAATCTCATAATTTCTTCTTCTATTCTTTCAATTTTTTCGTCCTGCCTGACATCCGAAGGAATAGGTAAATTCTGCATAGCTTTCATTTCCTTAATAGCTTGCTCATTACTATTGGCCTGATGCTCAACAAAAGATATCCTAGTATTTAATTGTCCATAACCCCATACCATAGCAGCTATAAAACCTACCGCTTGGATGAGCATTGGTAGACTTATGTTTAAACTTGAATTTTCTCCTATTGGCTTAGTCATCTTGTTTTATTTATTGAGTACATCAGGTATCCGAATATTGCAAAAATAATTAATATTGGAATAATATTCCCACCATTCACTTCTTCTTACCTTTCCCTCCACCTTTTTTTCTTCTAAATTCACCACTAGGTTTCTTAGGTTTTCTTTTTATTATTACACTCTTAGAGTAAACTCTTGGCGGCTGATATGTAGTATCAAAGTAATTATAATTATCTGTATTCCAACCAACCGTATATGAGTTAGGATAGTATCTGTAAGCAAATGCACTTGTTCTGTAGATCTTAACCACTTTCCCACTATCGGAATAAGTGATTACTTGTGAGGGAACAGGTTCTCCTATATCTCCACTAATAACATACCCAAAGAAAAGACCAACGATAAATTCAATCATACTAAGCCAGCCTTTATTATTATAGCCCAAGCGAGGACAATATATGTTATTCTAATCACTACCATTATTAATTCTTTGCATATTTATATAAAATTTTTCAAAGTCAAGACTTGTACTATCTATTTGCATTTGTATTGTTCTCATTAATGAATCTACTTCAAACATTTCTTGTGCTAAATCTTTACGAACCTTACCTATCCTTACATCTTCACAAGATAAGATTATAATAGAGCTTAAAAGAATAAAGAATGATGCAAATAACATTCCTTTAACAAATGGTGGTATGATTGTTATTTTAAGTTTTTCCATTATGCGTTCTCCAATTCTTCTACTTTTGCCGATAGTTCTTGTATAGCTTTTACTAACATTGGAAACATTTTAAGCATTGATATTGTTTTATAGTCATCTACATCTTCACCATCAAACTTTGCTTTTGTTATTCCTACATATTGACTTGCAACTTCAAGAATATCATCTGCTACAAAACCATATCTTGTTACATCATCGTCTTCACTCATCTCTGCTTTACCATTCCACTTGTAAGTAACTGGTTTTAATTTTTTTACAATATCTAATCCATCAGATAAATCTTGTATATCTTTTTTACCACGCTTATCAGAAAGATTATGTATTGTTCCGTCATTAGAATAGAAATCACCATTATAATCAAATTTTCCCACATAAGCTATACCACCTGAGTATGTGTAGAATTTTAAATCTCCTGTGCCTGAGCCTGATTTACCACCTGTAATTCTTGCATAATCAGAAGAGCCATCAGTAGTAAAATTAAGACTTGCTTGACCAGTATTGGTCATATTTAAGTCACCAGAAGAATCAATACGCATTCTTTCATTATTAGATGTACCTACTTGAAAAATCATATCATCAGAAGAACCGTCAACATGGATAGAACCTCTTTTGACATCATCACCAGCTTCCCAACCGATTTTATTAGCATCTCCTGTGCCTTGTGCTATTGTTAAGCCATATTGGGGTGTTGCGTGTCCTATACCAACATTTTGTGAGCTGTCTATGGTTACAGCTCTATTGTTACCACCAGTTGCAATTATAAAGTTTGCTTCAGCTCTAATTAAAGCATCTGTTGTAGCAGAGCCTGTAAGCCAAGAAGAACCGCCAGTACCATAATAAGATGCTTGAGTACCTCCTTGCTCAACAATAAGACCACCGCCACCAGAAGATGATGTATCTATCAAAAGTGTTTTATAACCACTGCCCTCAATATGTAGATTACTATTTGCATCTGGACTTACAGTTCCTATACCAACTGCTCCTAAAATATTAGTATCAGTATCAATTAAAAAATCAAGAGAGGTAAGTAATTCCATTCTGTCATCTGACCTATCCCATACAAAATAAGCTTTGTTTGAGCTACCATCCCAAAAGCCTATTTGAGCATCACCACTTCCACCTGACTTTAGTTTTAAGTCTGCATTATCAGCATCAAGAACAACTTGACCTGAGAAAGTAGCGTTTTGTGAACTATCTATAGTAAGAGCAGCTGTGTCAGCAGTTCCGAGTATTAAACTTGCACTAGCTTTATTCGTAACATACAGAATACCAGTTTCATTTTCTATAAATGAATTAGTACCATTATGATAGAGATTTAAATCTCCATTAGTTCTACCACCAAGTTCTAGTTTATCAGAATCGCTTACTAATCTTATATCAGCCATTTTTTACTCAGGACTTATTCTTGCTTCTTTTTGTTTTAGATCGTACAAAGCATCTTCATAGTTTAGTTTTCGTTGTTGCAATACTTTAATTTCAGAATTAATCTTAGCAATTCCATTTTCAACATTCTCAGAAGTAATTCTTTTTTTCATTACATCTTTTAATTGACCAGTATCTTTATCGTATTCACTTGTATAACAGAAAACACCTTCTATTTCTTTTTTAAACTTTATAGTTTCATTTGCTTTTTTAGCTCTATAGTTATCAAATAACATATCTATTCCTAATCTTTAATTACCAAATCTCATTACATTTTTCTTTTTAAATCTTCAACTTCTGATGATAGTTCTTTTACTGCCTCAACAAGAACACCTACTATATTTGAGTATTTTAATGATTTCAAATTATCAAATCCATCTTCATCAAACTTTGTCTTTTCACCACCTGTAATTACAAGTTCGGGTATAATTTTTTCAACTTCGTCAGCTACCATACCAATTCTAACTTTATCTTCACCAATCTTATTATAGCTAACACCTCTCATTTGATTTACCTTAGACAATGCGTTTGGTATAGTTTCAATATTTTCTTTTAGTCTAACATCAGAACTTTCTGTTAATGAACCAAGAATTGTCAAATCACCATCTGTTGCTAAAACAAATTCATCACTACCAGAGCCATTGTAATTCATT